CCGCCAGGCAGTGCAGCAGCGAGTTTCTTCATCGCCGCGAGGCCGTTGTAGTCGTTGAGATACAGATCGTGGACGACGGGTGCACCGCCGTCGATGCGCACTTCAATCCGGCCAGCATCACGGCCGAGCCAGGTGCCGAGGTAGAGATCGTGCTCACGCGGGTAGGAGTAACGGATGGTCACAGCCCGCCGGTCCTGGGCGTCGTTTGGCGCGCAGCGTTTGGCATGGCCGAGCGACCACCACTGGGTGGGCCAGCCGGTGCCGTAGGCGTAGTTCTCCCAGAATCCCACATACCGGCAGCGGCCATCGGATTCTTCAATGCGGGGCGCATCGCCGCCGACCTTCAGTGTCCGGTCGCCGGTGACCGTGAGATTCGAGATCCGCACCTGCCACTCGATGTCGGAGCGCGTGCCGGTGATGGTCGAGATCCGCTGGACGCGCGTGCCGGGTGTCCAAGCCTGCGGCGTCGAGGAGTCCTCGCCGCGGCGCACAAGCACGCGGTAGTGCCAGGAGGACGGATCGTCAGGATCGGGCTTCGCGAGGCCGAAGTTGGCGAGGCAGGCGATGCGTTCTTCGACCGTCGGAGTGCCGACGTAGTACTTGCGGCCCGCGAACATCTGGTCGGCGTCCGTGAGGCGCCACTCTTCTTCGGTGCCAGGCGGGACGGCGCTGACAGCCTCCTTCAGCCGCCCGCCCTCGCGCAGGCCTGCCTCGACGTCCTCAAATCGAGGCGCAAAGGTGAGGTGCACCTTGACGATGTCGCCGGCGGGCACGGGCACGAGCGCGCTGCGGTCGCCGTTCCTGTAGCCGGTGAGAGAAGCGAACGGGAACGTGAAGCGATACAAGCGCTCGTTGCCCGCGCCCTGAACGGCGGTGGCAAACACTGCCGCGCCATCCTTCAGTCCGACGATCTGATTGTCGCCAGCGGCCGAGAGGTGCACGGGCATGCCGTTGGCGTCACGGCCGTATTCGCCGAGTTGGCCGGCCAGTTTCAACTTGAGCTCTGCGGACGTGTTGGTGATGCTGAACTGATCGACAGCCAGACTGTTCGGCTGCACGCCATAATCTGGCTGCGGCGCGTCCACCATGCGGCTCTTCAGCACCCTTCCGAAGTGCCGGGCGCGCGGCAACACCCGGCATACCGCCCCGGCCAGGTGGCGTTTGCTGAAGTGCGCCGTGAAGCTTCCGCTCGACACCGAGAGGACCTTGACGACCTCGTCGTCGGCGCCTCCGATATCCAGCCCCACATAGTCGCCCTCGCGGATCTCGACCGATGACGCCACGCGAGCGGTATAGACGCCCGGCACGAACCGGGTGAGCGTCGCCGGCGCCGACCCGCTGTTCGACCAGACGACAATGGGGCCGTGCACGCCGGGCTTCAGCGCCACGGTGACGACGTTGCCCGAGGCCGAGCAGGTGACCAGGCTGTCGACGTTCGGATCGTTGTTGAACCAGTTGGCGAAAAACTGGGCGATCTCCGAAGCGTCCGTGAATCCGCTCTGAGGTCCGACCGCGACGGTCGTGTTGTTGATGAAGAAGTTGTGCCAGAACCATGGGTCATCTTGCCACCAGATGGCCTGGTCGGTCGAAGGGGCGTCCGGGCTGCCGATGTCATGAGTGAGTTCTGTCTCGAGTTCGCAGAATGCGATCGCCTCGGCCGAGGAACTCGACCATCTCGTGCCCATGAAGTAGACGTAGGCCTTGTCGGTGAGCGCCGGCGTGGGCTTGCCGACGAGCAGCTCGTCAAGAGTAGCGGCATCGCGGTCGTGAAGCGAGAAGCCGAAGCTACCGGGAGTGTAGTCGCCTGAAACGACTGCGGCGTGGTGCGTCAGCGGGACTTCGTAGATGTCGCCCGCGCCGGTCGTGATGGTGAGCTTGTCCCAGCCGACCGAGGCGTACCGCACGCAGTCGGGCCGGACGTTGCCCTCCTCGCCGTTGACCGGCAAGATCTCCATGTCGTACTGGAGGGTCAGCCCGGAGAGATCCGTCACCGGGAGCGGCTTCAGGCGCAGATGGTTGAAGTAGTCGTAGGCCGAGAAAAGCTGGACGTTGGCGAAGTCCTCAGCCGCCTGGAAGATGCCGGAGATCTGGAAGCCGGTCTCGGTGGCGTCGTGGAGCGTGGTCGTCGCCGCGCGGCCGGAGAAGCCCTGGAGTTGAACCGTGCGGCGGGGATCGAAGAGCAGAAGCGGTTGGGAAGGCATCGTGCGAAGTAAGCCCTTGACTCTATACCTAGGTACAGGGTTTACGCTCAAATTGTGGCAACCAGGAGATTGTCGAATGAGCCTGAGAATTGGCGATGTCGCTGAGCGTGCCGGGGTGAACCTCCAGACGATTCGCTATTACGAGCGGGAGGGGCTGCTGCCGCCGCCGCGGCTCGCGTCGGGATACCGGGTGTTCTCCGATTCAGCAGTGCGGCAAGTGCGCTTCATCAAACGTGCGCAGGAGTTGGGCTTTTCACTCGCTGAGATCCGCGATCTGCTCTCGCTGCGAGCGAGCGCGGGAGCTGGCGCCCAGGACATGCGCAGGCGGGCAAGGGCAAAGATCATCGATATAGAAGATAAGATCCGGAGCTTGCAAGCGATGAAGGAGGCGCTCGCCACGCTCGCAGAGCGCTGCCCTGGCTGTGGTCCGCTGAGCGATTGCCCCATCCTCGATGCACTCGACGAGCAAGGAGCAGACCTGTGATGTGGAAGCGTGTCATTGGCATTCTGCCCGGCATCGGCGTGTCGCTGTTGCCAAAAGTGACGTGCCCGATGTGTTGGCCGGCTTATGCGGGGCTGCTCACGTCTTTGGGGCTCGGCGTCCTCTTGTCCGCCAGGTATCTGCTGCCGGTGACGGCGGTGTTTTTGTTCATCGCCGTTGCCGCATTGGGCTTTCGCGCCAAGGCTCGTCGGGGCTACGGTCCGATGGTGTTGGGCGCCGTAGCCGCTGTCGGTGTCATTGTTGGCAAGTTTTATCTCGCATCGGATGCAGCGCTCTATTCCGCGGTCTCGCTACTTGTGGCGGCGTCTCTGTGGAATAGTTGGCCGCGTCCGACGAAGGCTCAATTGTACGGCCTGCCAGCTAGCAGTGAGTTAATCCAACTACATGTAAAGGAGAACTGATCATGGCTGAAATGAAACGGAAAGTGGAAGTGTTTAGCGCCGGATGCCCGGCGTGCGAAGAGACAATCGCGCTCGTGAAGAGCATATCGTGTGAATCCTGTGACGTCACCGTGCTCCACATGAGGCAGGAGGATGTAGCAGCCCGAGCAAAGGCGCTGGGCATTCACCGCGTTCCGGCCGTGGTTATAAACGGAAAGTTGGCAGAGTGCTGCTCCGTACGTGGGCCGGAGGTGACCGTTTTGAAGGCTGAAGGCCTCGGCGTACGGCTGTGATCTTTACGTATCGTCAGGTCTGAATCACAACGGTCAAGTCCGCCCCCGCATCCGGCGAGGCGACGGCCAGGATATCGAATGCCAAGTCGTCGCCTTCGTTCAGGATGGGCGTCGGCCAGATCGTCGGCCGGATGCGCTCGCCCGCGGCATGGTCTTTAGTCACGATGGCATCAAAGGTCTGGTTCTCAGGATCGACGCTGATCACGCGCACGTACTCTTCGTTCGCGCCGCCGGGATCGAGGAAGACGAAGCCACCAGCCACAAGGCCAAGCCGGTTCGCGCCGTAGGAGGCTGTCTGCAAGCCCTGCGGATCGGGTCCGGCGGTCACCGCCGAGATCAGCACCAGGCCGTAATCGGCATAGGGAAGCCGACGCGTGGCGGGGAGCCCCAAGCCTTCGTTGTTGACCAGGAAGTCGTAGGTAGTCTTGTAGGCGTCCGGCAGCGCCTGAGCGATGCCCATGTACTCAAGCGGCTCCCACGTCGCGCCGCCGTCGCGACTGATCTTCACGAGAAACGCTGACTGTCCATCTGTCGTGCCGCGTTGGAGATAGGCGTATAGGCAGCGGATCGAGGCGGCGTCCTGCACCTTCATCGGGATGACGACGTTCTCCTGCACCGTGAGCGGGCCGGGCACCTGAAAGGTGTAAGCGCCTCCGTTGCACGTCCGCAGTCCCGGCATGTAGGGCTCGTTGTGGCGGGAGAGCGGGAAGACCGTGAACGGACCGTAGCCGAAGTGATTGGCCACGCCGACGAGCGCCGCCACGATGCAGGCGCTCGGCAGCTTCGCCTCGATCCTCGCGGGTAAGTCCGGCGTGCGGAAGAAGCCCTTGCGGACGCTGAAGGTGAACGTCTTCTGGTCGAGCTTGTAGAAGCGGATGCCGGCAAGATGCGCGCAGCGCAGCGTGCCGAAGGTTGCTTGGCCGTCGGGCACACCTGGGTAGGCGCGTTGGAGGTGAAACTCGCCGCTCGGCACGGCGTCGCCCGGCGCGCCGGGACCGATGATCTGAGCGCATTCGTAGGATCGCCGGCCAGGGTTCGCACGGTCGGCCGACTCATCGTTGAAGACAACGAAGTCGCCCACTCGGAAGACCCGTTGCGTATCGGGATTGACCGTGCAGACGACAGTTACTGGGTCGGTCGTCGCATCGATGGCGGTGTCGATGGACGCCCAGAGATCGGTGGTCAGCTCATCCACGTAGTAGAGCGCTAGGGTGATCTCGTAGGCGCCGACGATGTTCGAGTTGCCTGAGGCGTCGGGTTCAACTGTCATGTCGTCGATCGCGAACGTCCCGTAGTCGCCGAGGCGAGGAACGCCGTTCAGCACCCCAGGGACGCCAGTGTCGATAAGCACTTCTTCGGCAGGCGGTTCCGGCACAACGTCGGCAGGCTTCGGGCCGGCGACCAGGTCGTACATTGAGTCCGTCGTCGTGCGGCCCTGGATGTCGATCGAGTAGTCGCGGTTCAGCCGCCAGCCGGTCACGCGGAACTCGCCCTGCCCGCCCGGCATGTCCGGGTGGGTCATCGAGCACACCATGCCGGGTTCGGTGTTGAGCGCGAGTACCGTGGTGCGGAAGCTGATCTGGCGCGCCTTCTTCCACTCCTCCGGCGTGATGCCGCCCAATTCTTCGCGCAAGCGGACCGTGATGATCCGCGCCGCTTGGGACTTCGACGCCGTGCCGGAGAGATTCGCCGTCGACTTCAGAAACAGCGGCCCCGCGCCGCCGCCGATCAGCGTGGCGTGGTCGATGTCGTAAAGCGAGATGGAGTTGGCGACGAACTCGAAATCCTCGTCGGCGAAGTTGGCCGTCAGGTGGTTGAACGACGGTTTCAGTGGCGCGAGTTGCAGGCTGCGGAACAGGATGTTGCCTTCGGTGAACGCCTCAACCGCTGACGAGTTCACGCGGACGCCCAGTTTGAGCTTGCCATTGGCGAACGTGTAGTAGCCCAGGCAGTTCATCAAGACTTCCTGGAGCCAGTCGCGGAGCGGCTTCTCTTCCTGGAGCACGCCGCGGAACTTGAACTGGGTCTCCGTGCCCGTGCCAACTAGCTTCGACACTTGCTCGTTGCAGATCGCCGCCGCCGCGATGGCCGCATCCACGTCAAACAGGGTCTCGGCGAAATCGAGTTGCTCACTGGTGGCGCCCGCGCCCAGGCGCAGCCCTCTGGCGCGCAGGAGCATGTTGACCGCGATCCAGATTGGATTGGTCAGCGGCGGTCCGTAGACGCGCACGCCGGGCGAGGTCCACACCCAGCCGCTCAGCCCTTGGGCGACGATGGCCTCCATGGCGTGCTCACTCAGGCGCGAAAGTTGCAGGCCTTTGGCGTCCGAGCGCCGGATCATGAGGAACGCCGTGCCGGCTGCTCGCTCCGGGCCAGCGTCCGTGTCGAATCCGAATGTGGTTGGGTTCGGGTCGGGGCCCAAACTGGTCATCAGTCCGAGCGAGCCCGGATAGCCGTGATGGTATTGCCCGTCGAGCTTATGCCCGCTGCCATAAGCTCCCAGCGGACCTTCCCCCACGATGCCCACCGCTGCGCAAAAGTCGCTCTCGTCGCGGCCTGAAGCGATCTTGCAGTTCACGGGCATGGGCGAATCGGTGTAGATCTCGGGCAGGACCTGATCGTAAATCGAGTCGGCGACCAACGAGACGGAGGTAAGCGTTGAGCGGCCGAAGCCCCACACGCCCGTCGAGTTGTCCTTGATGCGCACGCCCTGCGGCTTGGCCATGATGCCGCCGTAGTAATCGTTCATGCCGTGGGCGCGGCAGCCGTTGGGCGTGTCGAAACCTTTGTCGCAGCGCGTTGGGTCGGCATCGGGGAAGTGGACCAGGTCAAGCGCTCCTTGCGAGGCGAAAGGGCAGGCCGCGGAATTGAACGGCTTCCAGCAAGTGCGCGAGATCTTGCGCGTGGGGTAGGGCAGGTTCAGCTCGTAGAGGCCGTCGGCGGCGGTGACGCGGAACTCCGGGCCCGAGTCGCAGGTCCAGTTGACGATGTTGCCCTTCCAGAGGTCGAGCTTGATCCCGGTGCCGACGTGGAACAGGCTGAAGGCGATCTCGGCGCGGAAGAGATCGACGTCGTTCGAGAGATCGCGCATCACACGGTCGGCGTTGCCGAAGGTGAACTGAGCCTCGTCGGACTCGTTGCCGACGGATTGCGAGATGCCGTCGAACTCGACCAGGCGCGCCTGGTAAAGCTGGCCGCCGATCGTGCAGCGGCGGTCGGAGACGTGGATCGCCGGGTAGCCGGGCTGGAGAGGCTGAATGCGGACGAGCGGGATGATCTCCTGGACCTGCGAGAGCAGCGCGGTCTGGAGCGCGGCGGGCGGGAAGCGGTTGACTGTCTGGTTGAGCGGGTAGGACGGGCTGGTCTGCGGAATTTCGATGAGCGTCACGCCGAGCGAGCAGGCCCAGTCGGCGACCATCTCCCAGGAGAGCGGCTCGTTGGCAAACCGGCAGGTGACGGGCATTGTGCCGATGCCACTGTCGTTCGGAGCGTTATAGGTGAAGGCACCGTAGGGGCCGTACTTCGACTCCCAGAAGTTGCGCAGGGCGATGCGATCAGCGTCGCGGAGCCACTGCTTGCGGATGGTGAAGCGCCGGGCGCCGGTGCCGAGGAGGATGCGCTGCTCCACTTTCGCATTGCCGCTGCCGAACTGATGGACGACGACCTCATGGTCCCGGTGCACCTCGAGCGGGTAATCGGGCGTTAGTGGAAACATGCCCGACGGCAGGATATCCGGGACGGCGATATTGCCGATGTAGTCAGGCAAGTTCGATCAGCTCCAGCGTCAGATCAGTGCGCGCGAGCGTAGCACTCTGTTCCCATGGACCTGCGAAGCGCACGGTGTACCGGCCCGCGACGGCCTGGCCAGCTGGATCGTGCGAGAACTTCGGGCTGGTCTCATACGGGTCGTAGAAGTAGAACGGCTCGGTCGGGCCCTTGCGGGCGTCGTAGAAATCGCGGAGGGCCGCGAGTTGAGCTGGAGTGAGCCGCTTCGCTAGCCGCCAGCGCTTGCGGCTGTTGGCCGCCTGAACGGACCGCTGCGATTCGCCGTTGCGGTACTCGTTGTCAAGCGCCGGATACTCACGCTCGTGGACGAAGGCGCGCGACAGGCTCGCCGGCAGCACGGTGAGCGGCGCCGCGTTCTGAACTGAGCCGGGCATCAAGCGGTCACCAGGTCGAGGAGTCTCTGGTCCGGGCGCGCGCCGATCTTGCGAGCGACGAAGCGCGCATAGTTGGCTGGATGATTGCCGTCCGTCGAGGGCGCGTAGACCCGGAACATTTCCTCTGCGGTCGGCGGCTTGCCCTGGGTGTACTTTCCATCGAGGTACTGCCCAACCAGCACGCGCAGGATGCGCCAGCCTTCCTCGATCGCCCGACGGCTCAGTTCCTCGCGCGAGGCGCCGGGAAACCGCTCGGACGCCCACGCGACGAAGTCCACATAACCGCGATGGGTGGGATACGGACGGCCGCGCACGTCGCGCCACTGCCGGATGTTGCCGGGATTCGCGTTTCGCTGAGCAAGCGTTGGCTTCGCGGCGGTGGCGTAAAAGCCCTCCATCTCGGCGATGGCCCTCGATATCTTGTCGATCAATTCTGCTCGCGTCATGACAGGATCAACCCTGGACTCAGTTGCAGCCCGGTCATCTCGCGGCGGCCGGCGCTGGCCTTGGTCGCCGTCATCGCCGCTGATTGCACAGCCCGCGGGTTTTCGACCACCACGCGCACCGTTTCCTTCTCGAAGAACTCCTTCGCTCCCGGCACGGTGATGTTGATCACCGTCGGTCCCGCCGCGGACGACGGCGTGCCGCCGCCGACACGGTCCAGCGTCAGGCCGCCGGAACTCGACTGGAACAACCCGCCGCCTTGCTGAAGGAGCGATACGGGGCGCACGCTGGCCGGGAGCCCGGAAGTGCTCTGGCCCGTCGACAGTGCGTACAACTCGACCAGATCGCGGATTTGTTGACTCCGAATGGCCATGTCGAGGTTGCCGCCGAAGCCTTGCTTGGCAATGTCGACGATCTGGCGCAGCACTCCTTTGTCGCGGATGTCGACGCTGTAGGTGGCCTTGATCTTCTCACGCACCTTCTCCTGCGCCCCTTTCACAAACAACCGCACCAGCCCGGCAACGGCTCCGATCCCTGCGCCGATCGCCGCGCCGAGAGGACCGCCATACTGGAAGCCGATCATCGCCCCGCCGGCGGTGGTCATGGCAAGGCCGGAGACGCCGCCGCGCTGGAGGCCCATCAGTGCAAGCGTCGCGCCACCGAGCAGCGCGGCATTCGACCGCCCCAGCGCTGACAACTTCTGGCCCATGGTCGCCGCTTCCCATGTGACGGCCTTGCCAGGCGCGTACTGGACGCCGCCGCCGAAGCCGAGGAAATCCTTCCAGCCGCCGAGCAGGCCCGACCATCCTCCAGCTCTGCCGGAAGGAATGAACGGCGGTGTACCCCACCCTCCGGCCGCGCCGCCCGGAATGGGACCACCGCCACTGCCTCCTCCGAAGACCGGCGCCGCGCCGATACCGAGCAGTCCACCGAGCCTGCCGAGCGCACCGCCGCCGGATGAACCTCCACCGGCCAGCGAGACCCGCGTGCCGGTGAATAACTGCATGAGCATTGCGGCGACGCGCGAGCTGACCACGTCCTTGATGGCCGTCAGCAGGGCGGTCTTGAGCGAATTGCCGATGGCCGACCAGATGGACTGCGACTTTGTGAGCAGCGCGTCGAAGACTCCCTCGGCTTGGCGCTTGAACGACTCGAAGATCCGCTGGTTGTGGTCGCGCACCAACTGCGCCTGGCGGATTGCCGCCGTCTCGCGCGCGCCCTGGATCGCGGCGCCGGCGGCCTCCTGCTGGAACCGCCGGATCTCGTCCCGCTGCGCGGTGAGTTCGCCGATCCGCGCCTGGATCTCGTCGGCCCGGTAGCCGAGCCGCTTGAGTTGCGCCTCTTCCTCGATCACCATCCGCGAGGTTTCCAGATCAAACAGACGCATGCGGATCTCATGGACCCGCGTGAGGTACTCGATCTCGATCGCAGCTTTGCGCTGCTCGAGGGCGACCTTCTGCTCCAAAGTCTGCGCGTTCGTGGCGTCGAGCGCCCGCAATTGAGCCTCGCGCGCGATCCCGGCCCGCGTCTCCTCAATGCCCAGCATCTGCTCCAGGTGATCGAGGTTCCGCTTGGAGATCTCCTCGTTGTAGGCCAGCCGTTGCGCGAAGAGATGCGACTCGATCTCGAGCCGCCGGCGCGCGGCTTCTTCCTCCGCCGCCAGATACTCGGCGAGGTTCCTGCGATTGGTCTCCTGGACTTCCTTTTGCCAGTTCGCCAGGCGCTCGCGCAGTTCGCCGATGACGTTCTCCCAGGCCTTGCGCGTGAGAGCGATCCGCTGCTCGTTGCCGCGCTCGTCAACAAAGGTTGTCCATTTGCGGATCTGCTCCTGGGCCTCGGCCATGTCCCGCGCGAATCCCGTCAGGCCACGCCGGCGAGCCTCTTCCAGCGCACGCGCGCTCTCGCGCTCCACCTCCAACTGGCGCTTCCGGATCTCGGCGGCGCGTTTCAGTGCTTCGAGGTCCGGCTCCTGGGATTTCCTGATGGTCAGCTTCGGACCTTCATACTCGAACGGCTGCTCGCCAGGCAGCCACCGTTTGCCGGTGACAAGTTCGCGAATCTGGTCGTCCGTCATCCCCTGCTTGCGCAGGGCATCGATGCTGGTCCTTCCGCTCAGCAGATCCTCACGCAGCGCCTTCCGCTGCATCTCGTCGAAACGGGCCTGAAGCTGATCCTGGGTGTCCTTCCACTGCGAGTAGATGGCGAATCCCGCACCGACGACACCCACTGCGAGCAGAGCGTAGGGGTTGATGCTGGCGAGTTGGAGCGCGGCGATCGACTTCGCGAGCGCCATGATCTTGTCGGCCAGGGCGTAGGTCGCGAGCACTCCCGAGACCCACAGCGCCACCTCCCCGAACTTCTTGAGCAGGTCGGTATTCTCCCGGAGCCAGCCGACCAGGCCGCGCAGGTTGCCAATCAGCGCCTTGAAGTCATCCTGGAACTTGGCTCCGATGTCTTCGCGCAGGTTGTTGAACTCGCGGCGCAGTGCGCCGAGTTGGCCTTCGACTGTCTGGGAGGCCGCCGCATGGGCGCCCTGGATCTTCGCGCCTTCGCGGATGACCGCGTTATATCGGAGCTGCTTCTCCTCAGTCTCGGTCAGGGCGCGGCCGAGCTGAAGCTGGGCGATCTGCGCCTCCTTCTGGAAGTCGACAAACAAGCCCAGGGTGCGCAACCCCCGCGAGGCGCCCGACTCGATGGCCATCACGATGGATTCAAGCGCCTCGCCGGCGGCGATGTTCTGGACCGCCGCCGCGTCCTTGGCGAGCTTGGCCAGGCCCTGCGCCTTCGATAGCTCCAGGTCGGCAACAATCAGTCGCTGAACGGCATGGGCAGCTTCGGTGTACTCGAAGCCGATCTCTTCGATCGCGGCGACCTGCCTAGCTGCTGCCGCCGCTCCTACACCGTGGGCGTTGGCCAGCGCCTTGAGCGAGGCCTCGGCTTTGGCGTTCTGGGCTGCCATCATGATGGAGCCGACGGTGAACTCCTTGGCCCACGCGAGCGCGCTCTTGATCGCATCGGCCAGCAGGTTCCCGGCGGTGGCGCCCTTGACCATGGCGGCGGTCATTCCGTCGATTCCTTGCGCTGCGCCTCGGGCGCTCTTTACCGCCGCCGCCTCCATGCTGGACAGGCTCGCGTTGACGCTCTTGATGGACGCATTGGCCCGGTTGGTGTCGACTTCAACGACGAGTTCGAGCCTGTTATCTGCCATGCGGGTTCATTCGCTCGCGGTCCAACGCGTCGCGTTCCTCTTCGAGCACCACCAGCGCCCGAGACTCATCCGCCCGGATCTCGTCGAGGCCAATTCGGACGCCGAGCTTT